TCGGTATCGGGCGTGCACTTCAGCGACTGCGCGCAGCACAACGCCCCCGCGCTTCCGGTAGGCCCCTGCGACTGTGGGGCAGACGCCTGATGGCACTGGGAGACTGGCTGCTGTCTTACGGCTACTCGGATCGCGAGCTGCCGCGCATCGCGGGCACATACACCGGCAAGAGCTTGATCGTCTGCGGCGACGGCATCGGCGTGTGGCACGATCTTGAGCTGTTCGGCGCGCGGCACGACCACGAGCGCGGCAAGGTTCGAAAGTGTGGCTGGGACATTATGACGATCAACAAGCTCGTTGAAGTCATGCCCGCCAATATCGAACATATCTATTCAAACCAGCCTCGACTGTTGGAGAAGTTCGTCGCAGCGAGGCGCTGCGAGTACACGCGTGAGTTCGAGACGCCGCGTAACTCGCACTCGTGCATGGCAGGTGCGCGGCACCACTGGCCCTTCGGCGGGCACGGAACGTCGGGCCTTGGTGCAACGATGGTCGGCGTCGGGCTTGGGTATGACCAGATCGTTCTTTGTGGCGTGCCTCTCGACGACGGGCCCCACAATGGCGAGCCACCCTGGCGCAAGACAGCCTTCGCCTCAGCCGAAGCCGCCGGGCCAAAGACGGAAAACGGAACAGGCGAAGATGGTCACTGGAAGCGCGCCCGGCTGTTGGCGTTCGAGGGCAAGGTCAAATCAATGTCGGGGCGCACGCGCGACTGGCTCGGCGCCCCCGAGTAGGAAAACATGACCCAGACAGAGCGCATCCGAGTGCTGCCAAACTTCGGCGGCGTGCTGACAGTCACTCCGGTGCTGGACACAAGCGCATACGCGACAGGCGACGTGCTGTTCAATCCAATCGCAATCGCGAGCGCGTTGAAGACGGCCGGCGGCGCTGGCGAGCTGACGAGCCTTGCGCTGTTGGACGAAGACAACCAGGGCATCGCGCTCGATCTTGTGTTCATGGATACAGCTAACAATCTTGGCACGATCAATGCCGCTGTTAGTATCTCAGCTGCCAATGCCCGGGCTATACTCGGCATCGTTAGCATCGCAGCCAGCGACTACGTTGCCCTCGTTGGCAGCAAGATCGCGACCAAGCTGAACCTTGGGCTTATTCTTCGGACTGTTGCCAGCTCGACGGAGCTATACGTGGCCGGCATCACACGCGGCGCGCCCACGCATACGGTAAGTGGCATCAAGCTGAAGCTCGGCTTCCGTACAAGCTGATGCTGACGGCAGTGTGCGTGCTCCGCTCGGGCGGTGAGTACGGGCCTCATCACGTTGCGTGGCTGAAGCGACAGCTCGACGAGCATCTGCCCGGTGTCCGAGTGGTCTGTTTCTCAGATGCCGACGTGGACTGTGAACGTGTGCAGCTCGTGCACACGTACCCCGGCTGGTGGTCAAAAATGGAGCTGTTTCGAACCGATGCCCTTCCGGGCGATGTTCTCTACTTTGACCTCGACACGGTGATTGTCCGGGGTTGCGCTGAGCTGTCAGCAGTCGGGTCAACCGTCGGCCTCGACGACGTTAACACCGGCAACACGTTTCAATCTTCGGTCATGTACTTGACCGAAGATGACCGCCGTTTCCTGTGGGCCGAGTGGCAGCGCTTCCCGGCCGCGCACATGGCGCGCTGCGGTGGCCACGGCGATCAGAAGTTTATCGGCGAAACGCTTGGCGAGTGGCGCAGTTGGCAGAAAGTGCTGCCCGGCGCGCTCGTCTCCTACAAGAACGACATTCGCCGCAACAATCTTGAAGAGCCGCCGGCGGCCGCCCGCGTCGTGTTTTTCCACGGCCGCCCGCGCCCCTGGCAAGTCAACGCAACCTGGATACCAAAACTGACATGACAGAAATTACAGGCTTTACTCGGGTGAACGATCTGCTTTGGCCCGCTTACGACAAAGAGTGCGCCCGTGCCGTATTCAGCACGCAGGGCGACATGATGCTTGCGGTCGACCGCTGTAAGCAGCGCCGCGTTGCTGTTCAGGCAGGCGGCAACTGTGGCGTCTGGCCGCTTGAGCTGGCAAAACTGTTCGAGCAGGTTTACACGTTTGAGCCTGACCCGATGAACTTCACGGCGCTGGCCGTCAACACAGCGAGCGTGCCAAACATTGTCAAGATGCAGGCTGCGCTTGGCGACAAGGCCGCGCTCGTCGGCATCCGGTTCGACGAGCCTGAGAACTGTGGCTGCGGACGCATACACTTCGGCGGCAACGTGCCGACGCTTCGCATCGACGACATGGTGCTGCCCGGGGTCGACTTGATCTGTCTTGACGTTGAAGGCCGGGAACTTGCAGCTCTTCAGGGCGCCACGAACACGATCCGCGCGCATCGCCCCGTCATTCTGTTCGAAGACAAGGGCTTGTCGTCGCACTACGGCGTCGCTCGTGGCATGGTGGCTAAGTGGCTCGAAGACACGCACGACTATCGTGTTGTTGCTTCAGTGCGCCGCGACTTTATTTGCGTGCCGTTCGAGCAGGCTGAAATCGTCGATGAGACATTTCAGCTTATGAGCCTGCGCGGCTAACTGTTGTGAGGATGACCCTCGAAGAGCAGCAGTTGCTGCTGTCGTTGCAGCAAGAGTTCGCGCACTCGCTCGCCGGTACGAAGATTAGGACGTACACCCCCTATCCGTGGCAGCGCGAGTTTCACGACGCGGGCAAAACATGCCAAGAGCGAATGCTCATGGCCGCGAATCGCGTCGGAAAAACGATGTCGGCAGCGGCTGAAGTCTCCTATCACATGACGGGGGACTACCCCGACGACTGGGGCGGGCATCGCTGCGATAAGCCTGTGCTGGTGTGGACAGGTTCGCCGACAAACGAGACGAGCCGCGACATCGTTCAGAAGGAACTGTTGGGCGGCCTTGGCGAAGACCTCGGAACAGGCTGGATACCGCGCGGCAAGATTGTAGGTAAGCCGTCGACGAGACAGGCCGGCGTGAAAAACGTCGTTGAGAGCTTTCAGGTTAGGCACGCTTCGGGCGGGCTGTCGACGTGCAACCTGAAGACCTACGAGATGGGCTGGGAAAAATGGCAGGGCACCGCGCCTGACATTGTTTGGCTCGACGAAGAAGCGGCCGACTACAAGATATTCTCCGAGTGCCAAACGCGCATTCTCACGTCGCGCGGGCGTCTCATGGTAACTTTTACGCCGTTGCGCGGTGAGACTGAGCTTGTCCTCTACTTCATCAAAGGGTTGCCTGGAACATTCCTTAAAGGCGCTACCTGGGATGACGCGCCGCATTTGGATGAGAAGGCAAAGGCTGAGCACGCCGCACGCTATCGCGCTCACGAGGTAGACGCCCGCACGAAGGGCATTCCGATGCTCGGAGAGGGCATGGTGTTTGCGGTCGACGATAGAGAAATAACAATCGACTTTTTCGAGGTTCCCCGGCACTGGGCTCGCATCAAAGGCTGCGACTTCGGCCTCGACCATCCGGCCGCCGGCGTCGACTGCGCCTGGGACAGAGACACCGACATTTTCTACCTGTTGGACTGTTACAAAAAGGATCAAGAGCTGGCGCCCTATCACGCGGCGTGGCTCACGAAGGCGAACAAGTGGGTGCCTGTCTCGTGGCCCCACGACGGGCTCAATAGAGAGAAGGACGGTGGCCGGGTGCTGAAGGAGCGCTACCGCGAGCTTGGTGTGAACATGCTCGGCAAGTCGGCGCGCTATCCAAGGAACCCGGGCGAGGCGAGCGACAAGGGCGGGGCTCAGCCCGTTGAGCCGATTATCACTGAGGTGCAAGAGCGCATGAAGAGCGGGCGCTTCAAGGTTTTCAAAACCTGCACGCCGTTCTTCGAAGAGAAGCGCAGCTATCACAGACAGAACGGCAGAGTGTCGACGGCGCGCGACGACGTGCTCAAGGCGCTGTTTTATGCGCTGATGATGAAACGGTACGCCACTACCCGCACCACCAATTCACTGCGCGCAGAACAGGCCCCCGCGCGCTCAATCGCATCAATGAGGTAGCTATGACAGTGGCCCATACTCGCATTAGCAAAGTCACGTTCAAGAAGACCGGCACTGTTCTCCGTATTTTTGAGAGCAAACGCACGCTGATTTCCAAGCAAACGCGGGCCCGATTTGCTGCATCGGCTGCTGAGATAGCAGATGGCTTTAATGATAGTTTGGCGGGCTACTGCATCGTGGCATGGGGATGAAACGGAGAGTGCCTGCGCGCACTCACAAACGATAGCGAGAGCCACCTGTCGACGCGGTCGCTGCCGCATGTAGGGGCCGAGCTAATTAGGTCGCACACGATCATGTCTGACGTTGAGCAAGATGCCGTGGCGACACTTGATGATGACGGTGGAGCGTAATGGACAGAGAAGTAATAGCACGCTGCTGCAAGAACGCAGGGCTGAGAGAAGAGCGCCGCCAACTCGTGATGGGTTACGACTGTTTCATTGCGGACGGCCTCTGCCTGCTCCCTGAGCAAATATTCTGGCGCTTCGGCATCACGAAGAAAGACTTCCCGCAAGGCTGCTACGCGACGTTCTGGTGGGTCGCCAAGGGCGAAGACCATATTATGATGGGCTGCCCGATGTTCTTCGAGCCTCGCCATAATCCTGAGCTGCAAGACGGAGCCACGCGGAAGCGTGCACGCATCAACGCGGCGCTGAAAGAAGCAGAAGCCTTTCTGAAGAAGCTGAAGAAGGTCAAAACAGATGGCTAATGGGGGCTCGGAAGCAGCTGTTGAGGATCAAGTCAGCGAGATTGCCAGTGACGGCAAAGTAAAGAAGCGGCGCTTCGACAAACGCGACTGGAACTACATCGCTGAGTACGTCATCGAAGAATACCACCGTCGCAAGCGCGAGCGCAGCGACCGCGAGCAACAGTGGAGTGACATCGACCGGCAAATTTCGATGAAGCCGGACGTTGGGTTCAAGCTGTTGCCGAACGGCCAGATCGACCGCTACAAGGCGTGGATGGCTGAAATGGAGCTTCCCCTGCAAGCGCAGGCGCTCGAAGTTCTGACAGCTGACAGCCGCAAGATGATGTTCCCCGATAGTGGCTCTTGGTTTCGCGCCGAGGCCGAGCTGACAGACTCATATCTGCAAAAGGTGGATTTCAAGTCGCTCGTGCACGGCGACGAAATGGGGGTTCCGTCACGAATCACTCAAGACAACGCGAACAAGCTCGTCGAAGGTTTTATGTCGGAGCAGTTTCGGCAGTATGACCTCCGCACCCGCATTGACCGTATCAACGCTGAAGCCTTCAAGTACGGGGTCGGTGTTGGCCGTGCGCGTATCGAAACGAAGTCTATCATCACCGATGAAGCAATGGGCAGCTTCAAGCTGAATAAGAAGTTGCCTGTGCTGCACCCCTGTTCAATCAAAAACGTCTACCTCGACGACGCGCTCCCGTCGATGCACTCGGCGCAGATGTTGCAGCCGTCTCATATCAGTGTCGACTACATGAAGCTCGAAAACCTCGCGCTCGCGGCAAACAAGGGCTCGGCGGACCCGAACGACGCCGATGGTGGCTGGCTGCCGGGCGCAGCATCCGAACTGACGCCCGACGCGCAGGGCTACGTTACAGTAATCGAGATGGAAGGCGACATTGTTGTCCCGCGCAAGTCAACGCGCAGTTTCGTTCTGCACAACGCGATTGTAACTGTTGTGCTTGGTAGCTCCAAAGAGACGGGAGGCACCGCGTCACGAGGCGTCATTCGCTTCCGCTGGCGCAAATTCCCGTGGTCGAGCTACTTGATTTTCCCGTACCACTACGAGGGTGCCGACGACAGGTACGCGGCGAGCCCGCTGATGAAAGGCCGGCCTATCCAGATGGCCGCCACAGACGCGCTCAACAGACTGTTGGACAGCGCGGCACTCAAGAATCAGCCGCCCATCGGCTACAACAAAGACGACATGACGTTCGCTGAAGGCGGCGGCCCCCGCATCTATCCGGGCGCTCAGTGGGAAACGATTGACCCCGTGCGTGTGTACGAAGAGGTTGGCGGTAATCCTGCTGCCCTTCAGGCGGCGCTTCAGCTCTTCATAGGCATGTACGCTGAGCTGACGGGTGTTCTGCCCGGGCGCCTCGGCGCGCAGACACTCAGCCACACGACCGCTTATGCGAAAGGCGCTGAGCTTCAGCGTGGCGCTACGCGAACAGTCGACTACGTGACCCAAACCGGGGGCGGCCCGCTGACCCGTTGGCTTGATATGTCCTATCAAATGTCGCTCGACGTTCTTGCGCCAAAAGAGCAAGTTAGCTTTTTCATTCCGGCCTACGGTGGGTACGTAAACGTCACAAAAGCCATGCTGCCCGAACACGCACAGTTCACTTGGTTCGGAGCTGGCGGCCCCGCCGAAGAGCAGCAGAAAATGCAGATGAAGATTGGTGCGCTTCAGCTCGCACTCAAAATGGATCAGGTTGCGCAGGCCGGGGGCGAGCCTCGGACCCTCAACATGTCGGGCGCGATCAAAGAGGTTCTGCGTGATGGGGGCTGGACAGACTTCGATCAGCTCGTTCAAATGGCTCAGCCTGAGGGGCAGCTGGCCCTGACCGCAGGCCCGCAGGCCGCCGCTGAATCGCTGCGGGCGCTGCACCACCCCGGAGGCCAGTTGCCACCAACATGACAACAGAGCTTCCCGAAGAACTAAGATCGCTTATCGCCGAGCTTAGGCAGCATCCGCTATTCCCCGAGCTGTTGAAGTACGCGCAGCCCGCTGCGCGCGTGCCTCGCTACATGCCGAAGGAGAACGAGGACGTTGAGAAGGCGCGTGCGACATGGATTTTCCGCTCAGGTGAATGGCATCAGTTCGAACGGATGCATCGCCTGTTCACCGGAGAAGCCCCGAAAGGGGAATAAGCAAATGGCCCAAAGGAGAACGTAGACTTATGGCCGACAAAATTGAGCAAGCCGTGGTCGAGACTACCGAAGGCGTGGCAAGGCCGACGCCAGAGGCAGGGAACGACGCACCGGATATTGAGAGCCTCGACTCGCTTCTGAAACAGTTTGACGAAGCGACGAAGGACTCGAACCCGGAGTCCGCCGCGTCTGCGGCGCCCCCGGGAAAAGCTAAAGCCGAAGTGAAACCGGCTGACAGCAACGCCCTGGCTGAGCAGGTCAGACGCATCGTGGATGCACAAGAAGCGCAGACGAAAGCGCAGCAAGCCGAAGTCACCCAAAAAGCACTTACCGCGACCGTCGCGTCTCTTCGGGCCGATCTACCCGACGATCCGGCCGTCAATAAGTTCGTTATGGGCTGGCTGAAGGACACTGCGGACAACGACAAGCGCTTGCAGAATGCTTTCGCGAATCGCGACCGTGACCCTCAGACGTGGAACAAGATCGTCACTGGCCTTACCCGCGACTGTCAGAAGGACTTTGCGACACTGTCGCGTAGACCGGATGCGGCGGCCACTGAGGATCGCGAAGCTGTTACGGCAGCACTTCGGGGTGCATCCACAGCGCCCCCGCCGACCAAAGAGCCCGACCTGTCGAAGATGTCTGACGCTGAACTGCGCAAGTATAAGCAGGAAAAGTGGGGCATCCCGTCGTCGTTCTAAGGCCGTGCGCGGGCTAACCCTGAAAGGTAGCCTATCATGGCAGCGACCATTACTACCACGTCTACGGTGCAGAAGCCGATCAACGTGGTGTTTGAGCAGACCTTCCTGCGTCGTGCGCAGCAGCTCTGCCCCTACTTCTCGGGCACTGTGCCTGGGAAGCTCGACAAGTCGATGGGCACGTCCACGATCAAGTGGCGGCGCATCGAACAGGCCACTCCGAGCACGACTGCACTCTCGGAGCTGACCGGTACTGCTGCGTTTATGTTCGGCCGCAATGCCGACACGCCGACCTTCACCGACGTTGTGGCGACGGTCAGCAAATATGGGCAGTATTACATTCTCAACGAAGAGCTGGACCTCTACAGCCCGAACGGCACCACCGACGAGTTTGTTGCGGTGCTGGGCGAGTCGGCGGGGCGTTCTCTCAACCAGCTCATGCGCGACGTTCTCGAAGACAACTCCACGCAGCGTTATGCAGCGAATGTTGCTTCGACGGGCGCCGTGCACGCTGTTCCCGTTGTTGGCGACCTTGATCGCGTCATTAACGAGCTGTCGAATAACTCGGCACGCCCGTTCATGCCGATGACCACAGGCTCCGTCAGCATCGGCACTTCGCCGATCCTGCCCTCGTTCTGGGGCTTCTGCCATCCTGACGTTGCCTACAACCTCTCGGGCCTCTCTGGCTTCACGAGCGTTGAAAAGTACGCCGGGCA